CACCCAGGGGTTAGCGGAGGGTTCCCCTTCATAGTGGTCGGCACCGTTCGACGAGCCGGCAGCAGCCTCTACCCAACCCTGAGGATTATCAGCACCACATGAAAAGTCCGTCCACTGGCCAAGGCTCCATCGATAATTGGCAACGATCGTGGAGACGGGCGTGGCCGTGGCGGATACCCAGTCGGACGAGCCGACAGGGGCGTAGTCCACCTCGTAGTCCGCCTCGCCGGCTATGACCGAGCCGTCGCTATTGTCGATGGCATAGCAGCCCTGGGGCCAGGTGAGGGTAACGACGATCCCCACGAACTGGTTGTCTTCGGTGGTAAAAATGACGGGACCGGCCGCGTGCGTGATCGGTATGTTCTGCTGGTTCTCGGAGACGGTCGTGGCCTCGAAATCGAGGCAGGGCTGGTTGAGATATCCCAGGCGCACGCCCACGTTCAGCCCGACGAAGTTGCCGCCCGTATCGAAGGCGCCGATGGTGGAGATGGGCTGGCCGTTTATCTCGATGTCCGAGACGGCCGCTATCGGTCCCTCCCCGAAGCAGTCGATCACGTTGAAGCGCTGGTTTTCGCCCCAGGGGTCCAGGCCCAGGTAGGCCATGACGATGTTGCCGCCGTAGCGCAGGGTACCGAAGACCCATTGAATGGGCAGACCCTGCTGCTGCGTGTTGGGCGGGGCGCCCCAGGTGTAGACGGAGGGGGTGGCGTTGGAGTTGTCCTTCGTGGGCGGGGGAAGGAGGGCGTTGACAAGCATGCCGCCGACTATGGAGATCCCTGCGGCGACGGCAGACGCGGCGAAGGCCGTGGACCCGGAGATTGCACCCCAGCCCGCGGAGCCGAACGCAGCTTCACCGCCGACCTGTGCCCCCACCAGGTACGGCGCCAGGTACCACGCCCCGAGGGCGATGGCAAGCATCGATATCGCCCTGAGGACCTCCTTGCCGCTCCCGTCGCCCCCGCCCCCCGCGAGGACCGGGACGAAGGTCAGCTCATCGGCCGCCTTCACCCAAACGTCGCCGCGCTTCTCCATGGGCACCGGCGGGCGCCCGTTGACGGAGGCCAGGAATTCAGTCTCGACGTTGTGAAAAAGGTCCGTCATGAAGTCGGCAAGGGTCATGGCGGGCCGGTCGAGCTCTATCACGTCCTCGTAGCGGCTCGCGCGATCGGTCGGCTTGAGGGGGTTCTTGACGACTATGATCTTTACTTCGGCCACGTATAATACCCCATGAGACGCTTTGCCCAGGTGCGGTCCGACAGGCGCTCCGCCGACACTCTCGTGCCCGCCAGGATATGGATGAACCGGTCGGGCGCGACGACGGCGCCGATGTGCGAGGCTATGTAAACAAAGGAAGGGGGACACACCTCTCGCCGATGGTCTTCGGAGGAATGTCCCCGCTCAACGGTTATCCTGACCGGGCGTATCCAGAAGATCACGGCGCAGGGGATGGGGGGAAAGGGCTGTTCGATAGAGCTGTTCAAGGTTCGATGTTCAACGTTCAAGGTTGCCCCTTCGGGGCCGTTCAAGGTTCTATGTTCAATGTTCGATGTTTGGAACCCTTCTCTTTGCGAACCTGGAACCTTGAACTTTGAACCTTGAACATCTCCAGATATTTCGCGCCAGTCGGTGCTGAAGCGCGTGATGAGCTCCGCTACGCCTTCGGGGCTTTCGGCGCAGCCGTAGTCGGGCAAGGCGACGCCCGCCCTTTTGAAGACCTCCATCACCAGGCCGTAGCAGTCATAGGCATCGGGCCCGCGGGCGCCCTTCTCGTATCGCTTGTCCAGCAGATCCGTATAAAAGAGCTGTTCAATGTTCAAGGTTCGAGGTTCAATGTTCAACGTGGCCCCCTTTGGGGGCGTTCAAGGTTCTATGTTCAATGTTCAATGTTAAATTCCTCTCTTTCCTCAACCTTGAACCCTGAACCTTGAACCCTGAACCTTGAACCTCCCTGAACCCTGAACATCATACGAGCCTGAAGTTAATTTGGGACAAGCCCATCTCGCCGCCGTAGCGGGGGCTGTTGCCTTTGCCGCGGCAGCCCGCGAGGGTGTAGTCACAGGGGACATTGTCCTGAGCGTGGCCGCACCGTACGTCGGCGTAGATGAAAGGGCAGTGGTCCGCCGTGTACTCGTCCGGGGGGCACTGGCGGCGCAGCAAGTTGGGGGCACCGATCTGAAAGGTCGCCCACTTCTCGTCGAAGCCGGAGGCGGTGATGGAGAACTCCCAGGTCAGCTCGGCATAATCGGACTCAAGATAAGCTGAGTTGACGAGGTACAGGACGACCTCAAAGCCCACGCCGCCCTGGTACTGCTGCATGTAGCCCTGGATAACGCCGTCCACGTTCGAGACCTTCAGCTCTATGCCGACAACGGAGCCCTTCGAGTCCTCCGTGAGGCCGGGAAAGTCGAAGTTGAACTTGTAGTAGGTGTTGCCGCCGAAGACGACATCGTCCGTGTAGTTGGCGAGGCGCAGGTGGGAGCCGTCGGGGATCGCGATGTCGAGGAGCTCTATGAGGGCCGAGGGCTGGTGGAGTTTCTGCAGCTCCTGGACGATCTCGGGAGGGAGCGTTTTCATCGTTCCTCCGGGGCAAAAGCAGCAGAGAGCAGAGAGCAGAGAGCTTTAAAGCCCTTTGCTCCATGCTCCATGCTCCATGCTGCTCTTGCTCCATGCTCCATGCTTCCGCTGCTGCAGGGGGGCGACAAACTAAATCTCCCGGAGATTGTAAGATATAGAACATATCAGGGGATTGTCCGGATCGCCCTTGTAGATAACCGGCGGGTCGTCGCTGAAGCGGACGATGGCCGTCATCTCCTGCCAGACGAGGGTGGAGCCGTCCGTGACGGTGGCCATGGGCCCGGTCGGGAATACGGGACCGGGGGAGACCCCGCTCGTGCCGGCCACTATGGCGACATAGGAGTGGTCGTTTATCGCGCCGGGGGGTCTGACAATAGCGCCGACACCGTATGAGGTCAAGGGCTGCCACTGGGGGAAGACCCTGGCCCATACGAGGTTCTGCCAGTAAAAGGGAAGGCTGCCGCCGGCCACGGTAACCCTCTCGAACACGTCGACCAGGGCCCAGTCGGCGTAGCTCGCCTTGTCGTGGACGATGTTTTTGAACTGGCGGCGGGGGCGGGCCGAGCGGAGGCGGCTCGACTGGTACAGAGCGTCCTTGTCGTCGATGATCAGGTTGGGTACTCCGCTGATCTCGATGTCCTTGCGGGGTGGGCAGGAGAGGATAGGGAAGTTATCCACTATGTTGCCCCTTCGGGGCTGTTCTTGCCCCCTTTGGGGGCGTTCAAGGTTGCCCCTTCGGGGCTGTTCAAGGTTGCCCCTTCGGGGCTGTTCAAGGTTCTATGTTCAACGTTCAATGTTAAAACCCCGTTTTTTAAACCTTGAACCCTGAACCTTGAACCTTGAACGTTCTTCTGAACCTTGAACCTTGAACCTTGAACATCTTTGAACATCTGTTGCCTACCTCAGCCCGTGGGCGGATTGGTATTCCAGGTCCGTAGCCGCGAGGTCGATGGAGAGGTTCTTGACCCACTGGCGGCCGTCGAACCGCTTGGTTTCCGTCTGCTTGGCCACTTTTGTGCCGGGCGGCGTGTTGATCGTGACGTTCGTCATCATGCTGGGCGCCCCCGTGCCGGCGGCGCGCACGCCCAGATCGCCCGAGGACGTGCGGGTGAGCGGCATGACGGCCTCGGGACGGCCGCCTTCACCCATAATGCCGGCGCCGGAGGCCATGGGGAAGATGACCGGGCTGTCGACGATGCCTCCCGCGCCGAAGGGAACGAGATGGCCGCCGGAGAAAAGGTTCCCATGGGCAGAACCGGGGACGTAGGGCGCATTGGCCGGCAGACCTCCGGCGATGCCTGGAACGACCTGCGTGCCTCCGCCGAAAAGGCCGCCAAGGCTGCCCATGATACTGTTTGTGAGGGGCTGCGAGATCGCGAGTTTAATTGCCTGTCTTTCGATGTCGCCGAATACACTGAGGGCCAGGGAGTTGAAATCCAAAAACTTCTTGCTCGTCGCGTCGAAAAAGGAGGTAAAGCTGTTTTCCATGGCCTTGCTGGCCGTATTCGCGAGCGACGCGCCCGCGTTGAATGCCGAGTTGACGGAGGCCGAGTACTTGAGGATCTCGATCTTCATGCCTTCCCCAAACGAGCCGACGTAAACCTGGTTGGCGACCGTAAGGTCGGTTGTCGCCTTCTCTACGGCTTTTATTTTCTGCAGTATCGATTGGTACACCTGGTCCCCGGTTTGCCCGGCGGCCTCGAGACCGGCTTTCCATCCCTCAAGGCTTGAGAGCAAAGACTGGTTTTCGCCGAGCTTCGCTGAGATCCCCTGTGCCGGCGATATGAGGCCCATTTTTTGCTGATAGTCGATCGCCGCAAGACGCTGTTCGCTTTCGGCCGTCGCCATCGCGGCTTGGTTCTTTGTGGTCAAGGCCAGCCGCTGCCGCTCGGCGTCCTCGTGGATCTGCGTGAGGAGCTTTTCGGATTCTTCGGCGGTGATGGTATCTATCTTTTTCGCGTTCACATAGTCCCACGTGCTCTTGAGCGCAAGCTCGCTGGCCTGGGCGACACGTTTTCTCTCTTCGGTGTCGATCTTGGCGAGGGCTACCTGCTCGGCATTGACGCGGGAGCCGGCAACCTGGTTGAAGAGCGTCTCGTATTCCTTCGAATACTGCTCCTGCTGCTTGACGCCTTCCTCCTGCATCTTGGCATTCATCTGGGCGTTTTTGAGCAGCGCCTGCTGCTGCAGGTATCCTGCGGCCTTGGCCTGCTGCTGCTCGACTTCGCCTTTCGGGATCCCTATCGTCGTCCCCGGCGCGGCGCCCGGCTTGCCCGCGATGTATTTGGCGGCCTCTTTGTTAACCTCGTTCATCTTCCGCGCGGTCTCGTCAAGTGCCGGGTTCAAATTCTCGATAGAGACTTTCCAGGCCTCGAATTCGAGCCTCAACTCTTTTATTTTGGGGGCATTGATTTCTGTCTGTGTTTTTTTCAGCCAATCGGCCCTTTGCTGATCGGCCCATGCTTTTGCCTGATCGGGGTTGGTGCCGGCCTCGTAGGCCAATTCGGGCGGCCCCTGCTCTGCCTTTGGCTGCTTGGCGTACCCTCTAAGGTCAACGGGCAATTGTGCCCCTGGCTGCGGCAAGAACCCGCCCAGCACGGCCGGCATATATACGTCCTTGAATTTGCTGAACCCCTCAATGGCATCGCCGAGGGCATTGACGAGGCCCACCCCTATGTCTTGCGTGAGCTGACGTATCTCGGCACGATGGCGCTGGATGGCCTCCGTCGCATTGTCCGTGGCCTTTCCGGTCAATGCCTCTTTTTCCTGCAAATTTATGTATGCAATTTGCATCAGGTTGATGTCGTCGACGCCGGCGGCCATGCCCTGGGTGACGAGGCGCATTTGCTCGGTCGTGATCAGGCCGAACTGCTTTAGCGCCCGGGGCACCTTATTTGCGATCGAATCCGTGAGGCGGTCAAAGGCTTCCTGGACATCGATGCCCTGGGTCCGGGCGCTGAGGCGGGCCATTTCCCCGATCTTCGCCATGTCGGTCTCGGACAGGCCCTGCGTTATGCCCTTGAGGGACTTCTGGGCAATCTCGCTATCGGTCATGGTCCCGGCGGTCAGCCTGTGCATGTTCTCCAGAAACGCATCTGCATTGAACTTCGACGCATCGGCTACCGTGCGAAAAGCCTGGTCGATCTGCATGGCCTTCGCGCCGATTTCCATGTAGCCTACGACCTTGTTAATAGCCATAATTGCGGTCACGGCCCCGGCGCTCAGGCTAAGCCAATGTTCCTTGATCTGTGAGGTTGTGCTGCCGTAATTGCCTACCAGTTGCTCGTTTAATTGGGCGATTTGCTTGTGCATAGCGCCCTGGGCCTGCCGGATCTCCTGGGCCGAGGCGATGCCTGAGTTTTTTATTGTCTCATACGCGGCTGTAGCGGCGGCCTTTTGCTCGTTCAGAGCTGCGATTGACTGCGTGCCTAACGTTCGATAAGCCTGGCCGACTTCCTTACTAACCGCGACCGCACCGGAGCCGTCGGCCGAAATGACGATCTTTACGCTCTGATCTGCCATGAATATGAAATAACAGAAAAGGATGAAATTGTACGGCAGGCGATTGCAAAAAGAAGGGCCGCAGCCCCGAAGGACCACGGCCCGCTTGCGCCCGAAGGCGCATGGTTCAGGGGGTGCCCTTTGAAATCGGTTAGCTATTGGGACGGCGTTGCTCCTTTTCTCAGATTTACTATGAGTTCCGCATTACACCCATTCGGGCAGCGATACCAGTTGTTGTACCAGCGTCTGCCCCCTGGGGGCTGATTGGGGGACCATACATGACTGCAGGTCTGGCATTCGAGCCTGATATGACCCAGGTCCCCATTATACGTCACGTTCACCCTTGAAAGATCGGAAACGGTTAATCGCATTTGAGGCCCCCTTTATTTTTTAGCCAGTTCCGGCTTGGGCCGGGCATACTCGTACCTGTACCTGCTGCGGTCTCCTTGATATGTTGTGTGCTTTTTACGTTCCCACCCGAGGGCCGCAAGGGCCTCGGCCTCGCGCGCCATGATCCATCCAAGGTTCTGAGGGTGGGAGAAAAATCGTTGCAGATGGTGCTTCTCTATTATATTGAGAAAGGTTTCGTGGAGGCAGTAGGTTCTACCATAGACGTAATAACCGGTAGATGTCTCGCCAACTTCGAGGCCGAAATCGGTGAGCTTTTCTTCGTAGGCTATTCTGAGCAGCCTGGAGATTGTGGCG